GTAATACCTCTACGTATTAAAGTAAAACCTGTTAAATCTGGTACGTCTGCTGGCTGCGTAGAGCCTAATGTAAATTCTTGTGAGCTGATGACATAAACTGGTGTATCGTTAATTAAAGCAACAATAATAGATTTATTAGCACTGAGGGTATCTACTACTGTTACACTTAACATTTGTGTGGTGCCATCGCCTGCGGCTTGTGGACCTACTAGTATAAATTCACCTGAAGCATTTTTTGCAAATAACTGGCTACTTGTAGTACTATACCACAAATCGCCTTCTGCTAAACCAGCTGGTTCAGTAGCAGCAACTTCTGCTCCTCCTGCATTTTTCCATGCACTACCTGTATAAAATTTTAATTTTGCTGTGCCTGCATCATACCAAACTTGGCCTGTAATTGCTTTTGCAGGTGCAGTTGTATTTGCAAAATGTTCTAGTAAGTGCAAAAAGTTTTCGTTCTGCGCTTCTCCGTAACCACTGTAGTTTTTACCTATCAATTTTATATCGGTAGTTTGGTCAACTGTACCGTCTTCAACTACAACGAGTTGGTTACCATTAAAAGTGTTAATTATGTATGCCATCTTCGCTCCTCGTGCTTACACTTATTTATCGTAATTATGGATATGTTACGGTTGACACCCAAACCCAATCACTTGCCTGCATCCTAAATTCTACAATATGCCTGTTTATTCCAAATGTAATTGTAGTAGTTGGATCAGGACTTACTGTTATATCTGAAATCACACTAACGTTTTGAACGCCTGCACTGTCAACTGCTAAAAAGCTCTTGTTAATGTTGCTATTAACATCGATTGGATCTGTTGTCGCAGTCGGTGATTCTGCTAATAGCCTAACAGTTGTATTTTCTGTCACTGTAGTTGTTGGTATCCATACAAGCAGCAATGCTTTTAATGCACCTTCTAAGTCACCTGCTGCTCCAAAGCCAGCTGCGCCAAAGCCTGTAGCATTAACAGTATGATATTGTGTTCTTCCTAAAATTTCTTCGTCAACATAACCTTTTGTTGCAGCAAGATCGTCTGCCGATTCATTATTGATACTGTATGCAGCGTTCAATGCACTTATAGGTTTTTTGACACCTGTAATATATCTATAGTTCAATGTGCCAGGATTAATTGCAATATCATTCAATACATTAAATTCTAAACCATCTGCATTTGAACTTGTAATAACATTGTTATCAATATTAATATCATCAACGTTGATTGCAACAAGTGTACCGATACTTGTTAAATTACTGTTAACAACACTTGGGCCTAACCCTGTTTTTGTTAATACTGTTTCGTCTTCAATTTTATATTTGCCAACTAAATTATCAATATTAATGTTTACTGCTGTTGTCCAATTGGAATTTTCATTTCTATAGACCCAGTCAATACTTCCAGATGTTGTATTGATTACTATTCCTGCGCCGTCTATATATTCACTTGAACTATCTAGTAATGTGCTATCGTCTGGAGTAGCAAGTTCTATAACTTTATCTGCAACTCTTAATGTGCTAATTTCTTCATTAACTATTGTACCAACTCTAAGATCCCCGTCAATACGCATATCACCGCTTACAACTAAGTTTCTTGGATCAGCAGTAGTACCAATTACCACGCCCGATGAGCGAGTATCAATTCCGCCTTCTACAGTTGCATTTGGCGAATCGTTAAAAATACCCATACGCTGGTTTACAGTATCAAACTTAAATGCACTATACTGTAATGTTCCTGTACCTGTATCTTTTACAAGTTGCAATTCAAAATCGTTATCTACACCAACATTGTCAAGCAATGTTTTTGTTCCAGATTTTTTAATATTAAGTCTGTTGTTTGCGCCAATAAAAATACCGTTATCTGTACTAAATGTAATTGTGCCTAATGCAACTCTATTACCAGCAGGATTACTATCTGCTAATGTACTTAAAAAACTATCTTTGGTAAATTCGTCACCTGTTTCAGTAACTAACTTTTCAGCACTTGTTGCTTTACCATAAAATCCAAAGTCTCCAAAACTAGCATTAATATTGAAGCCAGTTTTTAGACTGTCATATCCTTGAATACCTGGAAATGGAGTAAATGTTGTTTTTGACCATATACCAACATTGCTTCCATTTATAAACAATTTTACAATAACTTTATTTTGCCCTGTTGTATCTTTTACTGTTACAGTTTCAATACCAGATTTAAGTTGTGATTTAGTGTAATCAGGTCCTACAGGAACTAAGTCTGTACCATCAAAAAAGTACATACGGTTTTCTACACCATTGATCCAAATATCACCTTGAACTAATGTTGTAGGTTGTGTAGAAGAAAAGATTGTACTATCTGTGCTTCTAAATGTAGTCCCATCATATACTTTTAATCTGCCTTCGGCTGTATCATACCAAAGCTGTCCTCGCAGTGCTTTGCTTGGGGCAGCAGTGTTAGCAAAAGATTCAAGTAATTTGATAAAGTTTTCATTAATACTTTCGCCAAATCCTTGATAATTTTTACCAATTAATGAAAGATCTGTGGTAGTAGTATCTAACTTACCATCAACAAGTTCTACAACTAATGATCCATCTGTTTTATTTAATTTATATGCCATACTATGTTACCCCGTGATAGATAATAAAATTAATTGCAGCAAATGGTGGAGTAATATCAACTGGAGTATTTGTTGTACCGCCAGTTATCGTACCGCTATTTCCAAGTCTACTGCCTGTGCCTCCATCTATTCCTCCTCCGGATAATGTTTCCGGAGCACTTGTACTTGCATTAGTTACTGCATAAAATTGTTCGCCTGTGCTGCTTAATAAATCATGTGTGTGATTTGGCAAGTTTGCACTTGTAAGTGTTGCTTCGTCATCACCTGATACACCACCCATTGTGCCTGTTGCAGCATTACCAATTCTGTTAGCACCGCCTGGTGTTCCTATACCAGTTGGTAAACGTCCTCTAAAATCTGGTATAACAAAATTTGCTATTGTACTAGCATTGCCCCAATACCAAGTTGTTGGATCGCTTGCATCCCATCCAATTGCTGTTGCTAAATTTCCATATGTTGTAAGTGGGTATTCGCTACCATCACAAATAAACCATCCTGTTGGTGCAGTTAATCCTGCCCACATCATCACAGTACCAATTGGTAATGTTGAAATTTGTGCTGTAATATCTCCTATTGTGGTTTTGAATACACCTAATGTTCCTGTAGGATCTACTGTCACATCATCTGCTGTAGGTCTATAAATTATTATTTCATCTGTGCTAATTAATCTACCTAATTGTGCAGCAACATCTAATTTTGTGTTTATAAAATCGTCATTGATTGTAGTTGTAAATGTTTTAGTACTACCGCCAACTTGTCCATCAAAACTAAAAGAACTTGCACTTACATCTCCAGTCATAGTAAATGTTGTTGGACTTGTTAGTTTACTTGCGGACCCAGTGACATTACCTGTTACATTACCATTTACATTTCCTTGTAAACTTCCGTATACTGTGTTAGCATATATTCCAGCATATCTTTTTGATGTGCTACCAATTACACCTTGTCCATTAGTATCAGGCTCAATTACTGTACCTGTTGGATTAGTTTGAATTACATCTGTGAATGTAGCTCTGCCGCCGACTTGTAATTGCTTTGCAACTCCTAATCCACCTTTTACTGTAGCTGCACCTGTAGTAGGTGCTAAACTATCAAATTCACTGTTTACAACTAATTTACCACTTGTATCCAGAGCTGCATCGTCGCCTGTTTCAACACCAATATTTACATTGCCTTTTATATCTAATTTTTGTGTAGGACTTAATGTATTGATTCCAAAATTACCATCATTACTAATTCTTACAACAGGACTTGCACTTACTGGAGTACGTATATCAATTGTACCTGCACCTGCTAATTCAAGTATACCGCTTGTGCCTTCAACTAACGCACTAAATGTTTTAACAGTGCCAAGTTCGATACCTTGATTAGGTACAGTAATTTTATTTTGAAAAACTTGTGTTCCACCGCCTGCATCTTTACGAGCTAATGTTGCTACTGCGACTGTACCAGAAGGTTGTGTTAACACTGGATTTTCTTGTATGTAAGCCGCTTGTTCAACAATGCCTTTGATATTTGCCAAATTACCACTTACATTATTGCTTAATGTTGTTCCAATATAAACTGTTGGAAATCCACTAAGTGTAACTTTAGGTGTAAATTGTGCTGCACTTATAATGCTAACTGGAATATTGTTTACGTAATTTATAACAACATCTCTTGTTACGTCAGCTGTATCAACAATTTGTTCAGCTAGTGCTCCAGTTTTATTGCCTGTAGCAAAACTAGGACCAATTAGAATCCATCCACTACCACTGTACAAATACAATTGGCTTGTGCTTGTATCAACCCATAGATCACCTACTGTGCTGTTTATGCTTTCGGGTTCTGCTCCGCTTTTTTTAAGACCTCCAGCAGCGACCCAATTTGTTCCATCATATATTTTTAATTGATCAACATCATTTGTTGTATCATACCAAAGCTGTCCTTCAACTGGATTAGCAGGAGGATTTACATCAGCATGGCTTTCTAGTAAATGTAAAAAATTTGTAAGAATACTTGTACCATAGTCACTTGTATTTCTGCCTGGTAAAAGCAAACTAGTTTCAGTATTAATGCTGTTGTCTTCTACAGTAATGCTACCTTTGTTTGCTGAATCTGTAAATGGAATACTATATGCCATTAAATATTACCTCCACTCAAACTCTGCACTCTTACTGTATAGTCAATTTGAATTAATCTATTTAATGACTTTTGTACAGGATGGAATATAACATGTGTGATTAATTTTCCTGTTCCAGTCGGCGAGTAACTTTTCAAACCTAACTCATCAAATACAAACTGATCTTCTGCATTTGCAGCAGTATCATATGCTGCTTGACCGTCTGGCTCACCATAATCTAATAAACAAGAAACAATAATGTCAGTATAGTTTGTTCCGCTTAGGTGTCGTGTTTCAATTTTGTTACGTGTTGGATCTATATTGTTTACACTTTGATCGTCAACAACTTTTGTATAAGTTTGATTATAAAGACTTGCATTAGTACCAGTACTATTTGGTGTGAGATATGTAATAATACCAGTTGGATCAACACTTGTGCCTCCATTGCCAAAAGCCATTTCATATATAAAGCCTTGACCAGCATTACCTAAACTTTCTGCTAAAGCAATACTCATATTTTCATAATGAATGGCATTACGTTTGTTAATAAAGACTTCGCCAGAATCTGGATTGTGTATCTTTATATGTCCTTCAATGTGTATGCCGTTATAATCAGTTAATTGTTCCATGTTATCTCACCTATACTGTATTTATCGTGGTAGCGATATTGTTTTGTCTCTTATAAATCTTGCAATTTTATTTTGGCTGTCACTTAATGTCAATGTTGTTGTATCACTAACTATGTCATTCCACAAGTTACCATTTTTCTTAACCATAATAATTTTTTCACCTGTTAGCGGTATGTTATCAGGATGTGTAGCATCTTGAATATTTAACGTCAAAAGTGTTTTTGATTCGCCATTTATAAACACGTTTTCCATAGTGTATTCTGGTGCTACAACTTCGTCTCCAGCAGATGAATCAAGATCTATTGTTGCATTAAATTTGTAAAAGTTTCTATCTTTGAGTTTATTATTTGGTTCTAGTGGCAACGGTTTTCTTAAACGTCTACCTCCAACAAAAATATCTACCATACTTGCTGCAATGTCATCTATGAATACTTCAATTTCATATGAACTCAACGTGCTTGAAAAATTGTTTATGTATGAATTTGCAGCAGCATATAAATCATCAGTTAACAGAATTTCACCTGTACTTCCGTCTGCAAAATCACTCAAGTCAACTATTTGTTGAGTTTCTTTGTAAGGTACAGTTTCTTCTGGTCCTTGTCCTGCAACTATAGTACCTGCTGCATGTACTGTAGCAATACCTGTACCTAATGTTCCTCTACGTAGCCCGCCTAATGTAGCACCGTCAACTGAGTAATATTCTATACGCTCTTTGTCAATCCAAATTATACCTGGTTGATTTCTGCTACGATCAGGTTGTGTTATTCCATCTGTGCTTTCTAATAAAATTTTATTATCATAGTAATTTAATGGCTGTTGTAATTTGTATGTATTTTGATTATTAAGACGTTTGAAGTGGAATCTATTCAGCATGTCTTTGAATATTCTAAATCCATATTTTGGACTTGACAAACTACCTGCAAAATGTAATACTTCAATTGTGCTATTTTTATTAACACGTCTTGCAAGTTGTACAGCAGTTTTATCTGTGTTCAATACATAATCAATTTCTGGCGTTAATAGTTTACCATTTTTAATTACCCAAACATAATTTGTGCTTATTGCAGGTTTGCTTAATTCTAAATAACCTTTGGTTAAATTATTTCTATCAATGTAAGCAGTTGTGCCTTCTGGTGCATGAGTTGTAGAAAATACTACATCAAAACTTTCTCTCTCAAAGCCGTTGATATCATGATTAGAAAATGTGTAAATTTTCACATCGTGTTTTGGCAACGGAGCATAGCTAAAGTTTAATGTATCTCCTTGTGAATAACTCCATGCAGTCAATGTTACTGTTTCATATGTACTGTCATCGCCATAAGTACCAATTGCTGTAACACTTTGCGGAGTGCTATCTTTTGTAAATAATTCTGCCATTTCTCTAAGATAACCATATAATTTTAGTGTAACGTTTCCACTGCTTACAGTTTTTTCTTTTACAACACCTCTAACTACTGTGCTATCATCTGTCAATGCAAAAACTATTTCGTCACCAACTGGTATATTGTTAGACCATGCAGGACTTGAACTTGTAAATTCTATTGTTGTATCTGTGAATGTGTATTCTGCATCTCTAATAATAAACACTTCAAGAGTATCACCTACTTTACCTATTTGATTAGATGTTAAATCAATACGTCCATTTACTGGATCATAATTCCAATAATTTGGCACCAAATATTCACCATTCAAGTAAACTAATATATCTCTCTGATAGACTTGCGATAAAATTTCAAATTGCCATTTATCAATATCATAACTTCTATCGGCAGTAAGAACAATTTTCTTTCTATATCCAGGATTCAATATTTTGTTGTTAACTTGTACAATAATATTATTTGCAAGTGGCAACTTAGTATAAGGTAACAACACAGCACCGTCTGGATTTGCTTGTGTCTTAAATTCATGATGATATTTTACACCGTCGCCTTGGAATGATTCATCTATAACGATTTGACTAAAGTTAGGATTAACATTATTATAAATTGTATAATCTATTATATCTCCAATATTAGTGACTGTTCCTAAACCAATATTCAATGTGCCATTGATGTCAATAGGTTCTGCTGGTTCTAAATTACCATTTCTTGTAACAAACATACTGTAATTAGAATCAAATTTAATATTGACGCTTAACCTGGTGGTTACTTCTGTTGCAACAATTCTATCGCTATCAATAATATCTGTTCCGCTATTATCTATTAAAATAATATTGAGATTTTTGTTAGCTTCGATAGCTGTGCTATCTGCAAATATAAATGTATTTGTTTTCCAATCAATTGTGTATTCTGATTGATCTATTATTCTATCACCTAGTTTTGCAATAACATTAGTTTGACTTGCTGCTACACCACTTAATCCGTATTCAAGTCTTGAATCATCAGTAAGATAATTATGAACTGTTATTACACCTTGTCCGTCTTGCACTCTATTGAATACTTGTATATCTAATGCATCAACAATTTGTCCAGGTACTTGCTCTTCAGGTCCTTTACTTGTTGTTGGTGTTACAAAGCCGTCTCCATCAACTGTAATATCTCCTGATTGTATACCTGTAGCAGTTGAACCTGTAAAATCTCCGCCTGCTAGTTCAACATCAAAACTTGTAAAGTCAGGTGTTGTTGTACCATCACTTGTTGATTTTCTAAATATTATAGTATCGCCTGTTCTGTTTGCAACATAAGGTATATCAGTTAATACATTGTATTTTTCTAAAATATCACTTATAACAATACTAGTGGTAATACCGTCACCTGTTATTGGTTGCATTACAGCGAATGGAATATCTTCATTTGCTGTAGGCCAACTACTGCTATCTAATCTAATTGGATTATCGCTTGCGCCAGCAGATACACTTTTGAAGTATACATTGTATTCAACATTTGCTTCTAAAGGCAATGCTAAATCTAATACATTTGTACTACCGTCTAGAACAAATATTTCATCATCAAATTTGCTGTCAAATGTATCAAAAGAGCTTGCGCCAAATACATCAGTATCAAAACCTAATGTGTTACCAAACGAAATAGTGTCTATTTGCACACCACCGTAATCGACGCCGTCCATTACTTGTGCTAAGTCAACACTGCCATCTTCGTTAGTTCCCAATCCAGGCATGCCAGCATCAGGTTTATAAAAATAACTAATTCTATCAGCAGCATTTAACATACTTGCATTTCTATAGTAATCAACAACTATAGCTGCATTCAGTGCAGGTGCTTCAGTAAATGTAATGGTTCCTAAGTTTCTTGTGTAACCTACACTTGTATCTTCTTTATTTCCAGGTGTGTATTCGCTACTTAATGCTTCTACTCCATTTACTGTAACTACAATTTTTGCTTTTCTAGTATCAATAGGCCATTTAAGTGTAAATTCTTCCTGGGCACCAGTACCTGTAAATGTTTCGTTAGGCACATGTAAACTAGTGAATACAAGAGTACCACTTACTCTATCAAACTTCATTAACATATGAGTTGATTTTGCTTTACTATTTCCTATTATTGCAACAGCTTTTGCAGGAGTACTTGGTTCGTCTTGTGTTCCATCAAAAGTTACTGTTGGAGCACTAATATATATTGCTCCTCTTGTGTCAACATCAACTGCATTAACTGTGTTTCCAGCAAGTGATGCTGTTCCTTTTAATGTTGGGCCACCACCGCCACTTATGATTACATTAGGACCGTCTGTCCAACCACTGCCGCCATCAACAATTTTTATATCAGTAATTTCAAAACCAACATTATCTTTCCAATGCTTCTGTGGATAGGTATCAACAAATGGACTATAAGTTTGCACTTCATTGTTAAACACACTAGTTTTTTCAGCAACTATACGTCCTTCATTTACATCATATCTTGGTTGTAAATCAAAATCAGTAACACTAGACTGCGATGGTTCGATTTTGCTGTAACTACTTACATATTCTCTTACATTAGTTTTGTACGGTTTAACTTCATTGACATAATCTTGGTAATTAGAAAGATTATCGTTTTTGAATGTAATTTTTTGTTGCAATTCGCCAACATTGTGTTTTGCTTTTACAAAACTAGTTTTGAATATCCAGTCTATGTTAACTTGTTCACTAAGTGCATATCTTACACTTGCAAAGAAAAGTTTGTTCCATTCAACTTCTAATTGATCCACAAGTATTTGATTTTGTAGAGCTTCCATAATATTACGAACTTCATTCACTGGTTCTCTGTCATATAGATAAGCATCAAACACTTGGTTATCAAAACCACTTTGTTCATTTTGGTATAGTAATTTAGAAAACTTAATTGTTCCGTTTTGTCTACCAATTACTTTATAATTTACAGTATAGTCAACTTCAGGTATATTGTCGATTTTTTCTAATAACAACCAACCGCCAGATCCAATATTTTCAATCTTTACTACATCACCGACCAAATCAGGTGTTGCATCTAAAGCATAACTACCTGGTACTAAATGTTTTATTGCAGTTGTTTCATTATAACCATTTGCATACCAATCAATATACTGCCAATAAAGTGTTGTGTCGTATGACTGTATTCTTTCAACACTCCATTCTTTTTGAGCTGGTGTGTAATTGTATAAACTCCAGAACCCACCTATGTTGCTATCATTCTCAACAAGCACTGTGAATCTTCTTACTATTGCTACTGTATCAACACTATAATTTTTACCTTCATTTTCAACTACTGCACTTGTTACCTGTCCAATGTTGTTGATATACAATTGAATTTTGGCTCCTGAGCCTGTACCTCTAATATCGACAGTAGGACCTTTACGAACACTACCAGTTGTATAACTTGGATCAACATATCCACGTCCTGGATTTGTGATAATAACACTTTTGATTCTACCATCTTGTATATCAAGAGATAACTCTGCTGTTGCAACTTTTGCCACAGCAACAAATCTAAGTAAGTTTTCGCTTGCTATTTTTATATCATAATCATTGCTATAAACACTCGGTTGTGGATCTATTTTTTGTAATCCTGATAAATCAAAATCATCTACAATCAAGTTGTTTTCTAATATACCATTTATTCTATCAACAATTTGTTTCAGAGCTTCAGTTTTATTAACAAACATACTTTGATTAGGTGTATTGAGTATACCATATCTACGTGGTACACTTATGTTAATATCAGGAAGTTGATTACTATTTTGATCGTAACCTACTAAACTGTCAACCCATTTTTTTACAACATCAGCATTTGGTTTGCTTGTTGGAATACCTTCAGTAAGCAATTGATATTCGCTATGTATGTTGTTTTGTGTTTCAAACTTTTTCCATTCAACATGCAAAATTATATCTTCGTCTTTGATTAAATTTCTAATGTTGTGTAAACCGAATTTATTGTTTTCATAAAATGCTACAAATCGATATCCTTGTCCTGCAGGATCTTGAATTAACAATTTAACATCAAATGCACTTATTGTTCTATTATCAATTGTAGGAATTGTTCTTTTATTTTTTACCCAGAAATAATACTTGTTAGAAAATGTGCCTGTTACTGGATCGTAAATATCTGCAATTACATAACTATCATCGCCGTATTTTGATGATCCGCTTACTCCAGCAGCTAATCCTTCTACAGTATCAGCAGTAGAATCCCATTCAGTAGGCAATAAATCACTTTCTACCCATTCATATACATCCACTTCAAAACTAGGTAAAGGTGTATTCCAATTGTTGGTTTTATATTCTAAACCGCGCTGTCTAGTATTGAACCATTTAATTGTGCTTAGATCCCACCACAGTTTGCCAACGTAATTACTATCCCAAGGTGTTTTATTTCCTGTGTTAGTGCTACCAATATTGTAAACAGCAGGATCATAATATAGTTTATAATTTAATTCTTGTTCAGCTGGTCCAGCAATTTTACCTTGTACTGGATCTATGTAATCAAGATATGTTACTAAATCGCCATTTGTTTTATCATATAAAAATACATTTTTAATTTGTGTTAAATCTACAAAGTTTTGTACAAGACTATTTTGTGTCCAAGCATTTGTATTCCTATCAGATCTAAAATCAATTATAAAACCAACATTAGTTCCAACACCTGCACTATTAGTAAACAACGATACAGGCTGTCCAACAATAATATGATTATCAATTAACCTAAGAGATGGCATAACTGCTGATGTTGTGTCTCTTAGATAACGCATTTTTTCTGCATATATCCAAGTATCATTATAGTTTTCAAAGATATAAACCTGTCCATTATCTTTGACTCTATCTTTTATTTTAGTTGCACTATTATCAAGTGTTGTAGCATCGCTATCAAAAATAACTTCGCTGATATTATCACCATTGATGCTCATAACAGCAAGTTTATTTTTACTAAAGTCTAAACTGTAACCAAACTGTTCATTTGATTCTCCTTTTGGAGAAAACAATTCTTGTTGCCATAAAAATTCAGGGTTGTTGCTATCAAAGTTATATCTGTAGATGTATACTTTACCATTGTTTAATCCTGTAACATCATTAAGTGTTGCACCAACTGCAATATCTTGCCCGTTATCCGAAACTGCTATTGCACTAGCAAAATTTTCTTCTAATTTTACATCTCCGTCTATGTTAGATTCGTATACATAACGTCCGGTGTTGTTATTAAATCTATACACACTTACTCTGTTTATTTCTGTTGCACTGAAAAATCCTGTTATTGCTATAACATTACCATCTTTGCTTACATCAAAACTTTTACCAATTTCTACTGCACCACCTAATCCTACACTGTCACTTTCTAAAGCAGTAACATCTCCTAGATTTGGTACAAAACCGACGTAATCAATGTATTGATCTAAAACTTCCCACTCATCAGCACTACCTGGTTCTATACCACTACTAGCAAAAACTGTTGTATTTGCTTTGTATAAAATATATCCAGCAAAAACTATTTCGTTTGGATAATATGTTTTTAACGGATCAAACGTTCCTTTGTAATTTGTGTCTCTTGAATATCTGAAAGAATTAACATTTGCTAAACTATTTTCAATAAAATAAATGCGTCCTTGATCTGCTATACTTCTAACGTAAAATTTGTGAACTAGGTCAGTAGTAAATGCAGATTTAATTGCAATACCAAATTGTTCGTTAGATCTTGCAACAGGTGAAAGAATAGTTGTTTCTAGTTTATATGTTGTAACATCTTTTTTGTATACATGTAACACACCTTGATTTGTGTAATTACTAATTGTACCTGACTGATCGGCTTGTAAAGAATCTACTAACTGCCAATCTTGTGATAGTGTGCTAATAGTGCTATCTGCAATACCTGCAGGTGTGTCTCTTAATGCTTCCCACAGCGTACCTCTATCACTTACAATATCGCCTTGTAAGTAAGAAGATGTAGCGTCAAACTCTCCAGCATACTTACTACGCACATCACTTGCATATGGTGCACCTACTAAAATGTATTGTCCATTGTCGGTAACTTCTACTGCTGTTCCGAAACCTGCTCCAGTATCATACAATATACCAGTTGCAAGAAGTCCTGTGTCAATTGTGTGTGTTCCCATTGCAGTTGTATCAACAGGTGATGTTAATGCTTTATCAGTATAAAGATCAAACGATGTTGTTGTAATAGGATTCACATAATAGTAATTGTCATTTAATGCAGTCAACCCTTCTGCACTGCTTATTAAAATTCTTTGTCCTGCTTCTAAGTTATGTACCACAGGAGTAAAAATACGGCCCGGATTAGCATTTGTAATAGTTTCGATTGCAACAGTTTTAATAGCATTAGGTTCTAATGTTTGTAACAATACATATTCTAATGCTTCACTTAACCTTGTATAAACAGCAACTTTACCGTTAAGTCCAACGTCAGGCATTCCGACTGCTAAAACTTGGTTGCTACCACTAGCTGAAAATGCAGTTCCAAATCCTGAATCATTTAGTCCTTCTTCGTTTGGTATTTCTGCTTGTAATGAAAATACCGGACTATTTTCTATAACTTCACTTTGTGTATTTCCGTTATCATCTAACCATAATTTTTCATTTTCATTTATATCATAGTCAATTAACAGACTGTTCACATCAGAAATATTATCTAATCTGCGTCCATTTAATTGAGAAACTATGCCTTGGGTACTATCGCTTAGATCAATAGCATCGTCGCCGATATCTTTATTTGTATAAAATTCTACAACATTTAACGATACACTTCTAGCGGACCAAAATCCATTCAAGTCTTCATTAATATTATTAATACCAATTATTTCCCCTGTGGTAAACGGAACTGCTCTGTCAAAAGTTGCAGTAAAGCCTAAATCGCTTTTTTCAATTTTGTTAATACGTGCAGGTGATTGTATATGTTTGTAAACATTCCAACTTTGTTGAACTTCAGGAACCCAAATATAAGTATCTAGATCAACTGTGTTTATATCAAAACTTAAAATATCAGTAAGACTACGTGCTAAGAAGTTTACTTGATCAAGTGCAACATAGCCGCCTGTCTTTGTGTATTCATCTAAACTTGCACTTGTTGGAAATGGTGCATGATTATAATCACTTGTTTTCAGATATACATCTGCTTTAGGATATTGATATACCAAATCAGTTCTTGTTTGATCAACAGTATTTACAAGTTCAACAGTTTGTGGTTCTATTCTAAATTTCTTTTCATCTAATTGATATTCAACTTCATCAAAACTATCTGTAGCACCATATTGTCCAACTCTAATAGCCCATTCTTCATAAAATTCTAAACTATCTTTGTCAGCATCTCCTAACTTATCAAACAACTTGGTAAGTGAGTTTTTAGTACCTTTGTCTTGAATCATACCTTGATAGAATTTGTATTGTGCTACATCATCATTAATAATATTTTCTAAATATTGACGTTTTTGATATCCTATTAAATGCTGTGCCAAACGTTGTTGTTCGCTATCAAAGTTATCAGTATCTAAATCATAAAAATCTGTAAACTGGTTAGCTCTATAATCCCAGTTTGGTAACAATGTACTTTCAGGACGTTTAGATAATTGATTCCAATTGTTAAAATTAAATTCTTCTGTACCACTATGAGTTACAGTAGCGGTATAATAAAATTGTTTGTATTTTACTAGTTCACCAATAAAATAATCTTTCCAAGATTCCCATTCTGTTACAAGAGCTTCGTCATATGTAAATCCAGGTATATTAAGGCTTCCGTTCCAATTGTCAGTTCTATAGCCAACAATTTTAATACGTTCTTGTCTATAACCCGGTTCTGGATCGTATATTGTATCATTGAAAACAGTTGTGTTGTCTATTAGTACAACATGTTCTTTTTGCACTAATGGTAATTTTACAAAATATATTCCTTCTGCACTTGCTTGAGGCAGGATACCAAATTGATTTGTGTTATCCCTTTGAATATTAGTAAAAGATCCTTTTAATTTAGCAGAGTCTGCTTTCAAAACTTCTAAATCATAAAAGTTATCAAAAATATTATCAACAACATAAAAGTCTCTGTTAAATTTAAGTTTATTTGCACCTGGACTTAGAACTATTATACTATTTGTAGCCCAATTCTGTGTAGTCCAAAACAAAAATTCTTTTATTGCTAAAATAAAATCCTCAATAGATTGCGTTTCTCTATTATTATAATCAAAAGTGAATCCTTTTTCAAGTAAACATTTTTCATATCCTAATATAAAATCTACAACATCTTGTTTATCAGTCAACACTGTTCCATAATCTAAAGTAGTTTTTTCTGTAGAAAATCTTTTTCTAATTAATGCAGTTGCACCACCTGTAATTGGTAATTCGCTTAGTTGCGAATAAAATGAAGGATCAAATGTTTCTGTAGAAACATGGTTTTCGTTGACTCTAAAAAATCTATTATTATACTTGACAATTTTTCCAGCTACAAGAGTTTTATCTTCTGACCATTCTATAAAACTATCACTAATACCGCCTACATTAATTGCACTGTCATTAGCACTTTCAAAAGGTTTATATATTTCAAAAAACGGGTCTTCTTTATCATACCCAGAAACTTTATATCCTTTACTTAATTTTTCAATAATTAATCCACTATAAGATACTATTTCATTAGCACTACTAGTGTTTAAGAATATTTTATAATTTTCTTGAGGTACAAAAACATTGCCTGCATTAAGTGGGGTTCTACTATCTAGAACAAGTTTTAATTTATCTTTGTCTGCAAAGCCGCCGAGTTTGAAACCCATTTGTGAATTAATATTTGTAATACGATTGATATATCTTTCATAATTTGCATCAATATTCGATGTAAGATAATTTTCTATATAATTTATTAATCCTACTGTTTGATTCACAATGCTGTTAGTTTTTGTTTTAGGAAAAACTAAATCAACAGCTCTAATTGCTTTTTTATTGTTGTAGGTATAATTGCCTGCTAAATTTCTTGTTGTTCTTGAACGATCAAATCCTATAGCAAACACTTGAGATGGTCTATTCAAAATCATAGCAACTAACAAACTAAATGCATAATCGCTACTACGTCTCCATGCTGTTTCAATAGGCGCTTCGTCACCAAACTTGAAAAAGTCATTTCTCATTGTTGCATAACTGAATTCTTTTGCGTAACCACTTTGCAAAGGATCAACAAGTTGCCCATATGGATTTACAGGCAAATGTTTTGTTAAGTTAGGTCTAACAAATTTATTTTTTACAACTATAGGTTTTCCTGGCTCTTTTACATATCCTTTTTCAATATCTTTCCACATAACAAGATTATCACTTGTATATGGTGCAGGACCATATTGTGTTTCCCACCAACTTGGTTTGACACTGATACCTAGCATTTCCCAAGGAGTCATATGCGGTCTGTCTGTATCATAAGCCATTTTATAAACAGCACGCCAGCCACCAGGTAATTTTTCTCCTGTTGGGCTTATACTTCTACTGTAATTGTAAGTAAAGCCGTCTCCTTGTGCAATAAAATCATTAGATGTATAATCTGGATTTCCTACCAAAGGCAGCCATTTAATAAAATCACTTATTAATATTTTGTCCATAGATTTTTTATCTATGTTTGATTTTCTATAGTTGCCTTCTATAAAATCATGTACACAGAATACATTTTCGTCATAGCTGACTTTTAGGTTATTGTAAATTCTTTTTTCAAATTCTAAAAGTATTTCATCTCTATAATCATTATATGCAACAGTAATACTTCCATCATGTCCTCTAATAACATTAGTAGCATTTGAATAACTGTTATCTACCTCCATCGTTGGAGCATAAGCAGGATATAATCCTAACTTAGTTGGTGTTTGAGGAACAAAACAACCTTCTGTATTTTCATATTCGTATATTTTTATAACATCATCAACTTGTTTTGTTGCAGAAATATCTACAAAACCGTTATCAGTAAATGTATAATCTATACCATATGTTAGTTGAATGTCATTTAGATATACTAACACAGATTTTTTGCTCACAGTGTTTATATTAAAAACTTGTGACAATGCATAAAAATTAATCCTATCATCAACAACATTATATTCTAAAAGTTTATTACCGCCAAATGCAAGCATATCTGTGCTATAAAATGGCATGCTTTTTGTTTTGCTGTTTGTTAGATCAACTAAAAGTAAATCTAGATGCTCTTTTGCACTTCCTACAAAAGAACTTGCACCTGCTGCTGAAATTAGATCTCTTTTGAATTTACTATATTCTGTTTTTGCTAACCTAATAGCCTTTACTACATTTGCTTGCTTATCAATCAGATGATATAATGATAAATTGATAGGACCACTATGTTGTAAAAATTTTCTTCCATATTTGCTGACTTCGCCTAGATCTCTTAAATTACTAGGTCCAGGTTGCATGCCGTTGAATCCAGGAATCTCTACAATCATTCCATCAACATGATCATTTACTTGTCCTAAAGTAAATTCAGTAAGATTATTATTTAGAGGATTTCTTTCTAAATTATATGGTATTTCATAATGACCTTGATTTGTTTTTTCAGCACTGCTTTTTGTTTTTATTATTATGACGTCTTCGGATTCTAATTCATTTACAAGATTTACTTTTCTAATATCTAAATCGTCAACAAAATTCCAATCAACACCTTGGACTAAGAATTTGTTATTAACAAAAACTTTACATGCTAAATCGGTTAAATTAGCACTGTTTTTGTACACATCAATTGGGAAACGATTTACCATATCGTCACCAGTATATTTTCTAATCACGTACTGGCTACTTAATTCATTTGCTTTTGTCCAGGCATTACAATAATATTCTGAATCATTTTTTGTTTTTTTCAAAAATAATTCGTCACTGTTTATATAAATTACAGCATTGTTTAATTCATATTCATATTTTTGTGTAAGTAGATTAAAGTCAAAAACAATATCACCAACATTGTTGATATTTTTGTATGATAAAGGAAATCCAAGTTCAGGATCATTTGTGCCTGATCCAACACGATAACTGAAAATACGGTTACCGCTAAAATCATTAGCAGGGTAATATGTTTCATCTCCAATGCTGTATCCGTTGCTATCATACAAATCAAATTTTGGTGCTTGATTTATTGCTGTTTTATCTTGTGCTGCTAGCCATTCGGTACCATTGTACCAAAACATTTTTCCAGCATTTTTAGTACCATCTTTTACAAGCACAGTTTCATCTGTGACAGGATTAGTATCGCTTGTTTCTACTAAACTAATTTGTGTAGTGTTTGTGTGTAGTATAAATTTAACTTCATAAATTTTACCATTTACTAAAGAGTCAGGATCTGCTGTAAACAATATACGCATACCTTCAACTATATCAATACCATCAATATTATATCCAGTCTGACCTTCAATTGTACTAAAAACATCTTTTGTAAATGTATCAACTAAATCTACAGATAATTTTGCTTTTGCTCCATGGTTGTACAAACGCAAATTAGGCTCAAATTCAATAATAGGACGTTTTGCTCTAAATGATTCATCAAGATCAGAATCTTGTTTATTCAAAGAAGCACTTAGTTCTATAACGTCTTTGTGGAACCAACGGTTATATCTTGACCAACCATTTTTACTATCATCTCCTCTGTTAACACAAATGTAATCTTTTGTTCCTGCAAAACTTTTTGCATCACTAAAAGGTACTCTATCAAATCCATTTGTATCAAAAGGAATAAGTGTGTCTTGTGTAAAGATAGCAGGTACAGATAAGTCACTTAATGGAACAAGTTTTATACCTGTGCCAACACCTTCTACATAATACAATCCTTGTTCATAACTTTCTGGTGTTACATTTCCTTGAAAGTATACTTTCATACCATTTGAAAAATCCCAACCTTCGCTTGTACGATAAGTTTTTTTACCTAGTATTTCTGTTTCTACATCTATTTGAGAATTTTCTTCAATATCAAAAATATTAAACACACCGCTTGTGTTTATATCTGTTTGACTTATGTAATAAAGTGTTTCTGGTGCATTCATTGGAACGGTAAATTCTAACACACCTTTTTCTACAAAGCCTTCGTCTATAGCATATGCTCGATCTTTAAGTACACCAGTATCGTCGTCTGTGATTTCTACACCATCTTCATATAATGTGGTAATCAAACTACTATCAACAACGTCTACTGCTGGCTGAAAAGCTCTACTGATTGCAATGCTTATTGGATGTCCTGGACAATCAATTTCAAATCTATATGTCTGTCCTCTGTACAATTTCAATGTAGGATTTCTTGACAATCCATTTGGTGTAAACAGATAAGCAACATTATCGTCATCTGTTACAGTTGTAATTGTGTATGTGCTTTGTACTTGTAAACTTTGTCCTCTTACTGGTACTTCTTGTGGTCCATTTGGTAACCAGTAATACTCTCTAAAGTTTGTAAATTTGTCCCAATCAACATGTGGATCCCATGCATAGAATTCTTGTCTGTTTAGCAAACTATGATCTTTTGTAGTTGATCTTAGTGTTGATAATTGTCCTATATAATCATTGTAGTCTTTGTAAAACTCAACATTACCTATGTTGTCCTTGATTACCACTGCTGGTTCTAATTGATAGTTTTCTCTATTAGCACTTACATCTGGCAAATACGTATCTGTTGATTTTACAGCTTTTGCTTCTCTACGTCCAGCAAACGCATTAATTTTTTCAACTACACCCGGTGTTGTAACTTGATCTATAGTGCTACCTAAAAACTTTTTATTAGGATCAGTTCTAAAATATCTTGGCAAAAAGTTTGCACTTTTGCCTGTGTTAGAATCTCCTGTTGGTAAAGGATATTCTTGTTGATCGTCTTCGTATGCCATTAGTATCCATATCCTCCGCCGCCGGATGAGCTTCCTGAACTGCTACTTGAACTGCTGCTTGAACTGCTACTTGAACTACTTGAGCTTCCAATAATGACTGTAGTTGCTGATTCACTGCTTTGTACACCGGTGTTAAGTACATCATCGCTAGTAATTACAGAACCTGTAGCTTTTAATCTACTTGCTGTAATTGCATCAATAACTTCGACATCCTCAACTGTTGCAGCACTTATAAAAATTTCATCGTTTTCGCTTTTAATTTCATACATGCTTCCAAAACTTTGTGATTCTTGTCTTGGAACTAAAACAATACTACTTAGATCAGGAGCAACTTGTTTTACAATATACGCTGCTAATTCACTAAAATAAAATGTTTCACCAAAGTCCCAATTTTCTAATGCAAAATATTCATTGACTGCATCTATAACTCTTGTTTTTATGTCGTTATCGTTAACAACTCTTCCAGGATTTTTAACTATCTTAAATACTGCTTGCAAATTACTACCTGCTTTACTGCCAAATAATGGCTTATATTTTACCGGATGATAAATTACTTCATCACTTATACTTTTTATCTGTGCAATGTCTGCTCCATAACTTTGAAATAGACTATCGCTGCTAGGTGGTAGTACAACTTCTGTAATTTCTCCACTTAGATATTTTCTATAATTTGTGTCGTATGTTTTTGTCAACATGTACACATCCATAATATTTGAACTGCTAGGATCTATTCTTCTGTTTTCATTTGCAGCATGACTATAACCAAATTTTATTTTATCTCTACCAGTATAAACTTTATAATTTGTATTCAAAACAAATTGATTGTTTGTAATATCTACAGTGTAAAATAAATCTTTTTTATAATTGTATATTATTGTTCCATCTGCATACGATGTAATAGGTCCAGGATCGCCTAACAAAGGCACAACTATATTTTCTGTACTAGCATCAATATAATCATATACTTCAGTGCCGTTTCTTGTATATTTTTTTGCAAAAACATATTTTGTAGTTGGCGAAACTGTAGGTTCAACAATGTGTCTGAAAGTGTCTGGATCATCAATAACCCCGTCATCATCACTATCAAAAAAACCAACTTCTAACTTTTTGTTATCTACATATCCGTCAGTGTCTCTGTATTCTTTAACAACTTGCCACGGCCAATCTTGTGTAAATGCACTTAGGCTGTCGGGTTGATTATTATTGCTCAATATTGTTATACTATCTTTAACAATTTTTCCAGTTTTACTATCATAGATTCTATCAGTACTATCATGATAAAAACGTATTTCATCATCGCTTTCAAACACATAACGGAAACTACGTGTTGTTATTGTATATTTTTCTCCGTTTGTTTCAAATAACATTAACCAACTAGCATCTAGTTGTTGATTAGTGTTATCTCCTTGCTTTCCTAAAGTAAAATCATCAACTGTATTAAGATTAGTGTTGTAGACTATTTTCCACTGTCTTGAATCCACATCATATCTTATACCAAAAGTTTTATAAGCAAATACTTGATCTACTATTTGAACAGTTAAGTCACTTGTAAATGTTCCTACAATAGGAGAAATAATTTCAGCAACAGTTACACCATTTGGAATCACATCATTAAATACTATAGGACCTAATCCTGTGGAGGCATCAATAACAGTACCACCTTCATCTACACTTATAACTTTACTCCAAATATAAGTAGCTGCACCAGGGTGATCAGCATCTCCATCCATAAGTCTATTGTTATCAGTTGTCATAAAATGTTTACCTGTTGGGGCAACAAATTTTATAAGAGCTTCTGGTTCAATGTATTTTGGTAAACCTTGTGTAAACGAACTAACTGTTACAGGCAGACTATACAAATCAGTAAAATAACCAGTTGTAATATTTGTGCCTGTAGTTGTTTGATTCCATGTCAAATTAAGATTTGTTATACTTGTATTTCTTGGAAAATTTTCATAGTAATAATTTTTTATATTTGCTGTTTTTATTTTTGGTATAATTGTATTGTTTATAACAGCTTCGACATCAGTTCTAGTAATGAATTCAAAACTATCTAATTCGTTAAATTCTTCACTAAAAATTACACCGTCATCGCCATACATAAGTATATTGCTATATTTTCCAGTTGCATCTCTTAAATCATAATATCTACTTATACCGCTACTGGTTCTGTTGATTGCTTTTGTTTTTATAATTTGCTGATTAACACCTAGTGTTCCTATATTATAATCTTCTCCAGTTATTAATCTGTTTTGTGTATAATATGTACTAGGTGCAACACTTTTAATACTTTCATTTGTTTCGCTAGTTGAACTATTTTCTACAACACTTTTTAATTCTAAAACTAGATTTAGTGTTTGCTCTTTATTTGTTCTATCAATATATGGTATTTGTACATTAATGCCTATTAAATCGCTAGGATTAATTCTAAAATCTAAATTTTTACTTGTTCTGTAATATACCTTAAAATTACCTTTTGGAATATTTCCAAAAACACCATCGGCAAATATTAAACTAATTCTATCTTCTATTCTTGTTTGAATTGCATATATGTCACGTATACCTTTTGACACACTATTATAAATTACGTTGTTGCCTTCTACAGCATCAACTTTTGTCCATAACGATTCTTCATTTCCTTGCTTGTCTAATTTGTAAAGCCAAACGTCAGTATCATTAATATTATCTGTGTCAATATTAACTACTGTATTAGGAGTATTACTTGTAACATCAAAAGTATTATTCTTAAGAACACCTTGTCTAAAGTGCATAAAAAATCCACTATTTGCACTACCTGCACCTTGTCCATTGTCTCTATAAACAAACGCCATTTTGTTACCTGGCAAAGGATCTTCTTCAATTAGAGTATTTGTGTCTGTATCAATACCTGTGCTAACAATTTCAAATTGTGTGCTTATGCTGTTTATTTGTTTACTAAAAGTAAAACTCGGTATATCTGTATTAATACCATTGAATCTATATTGTTCAGTAGCAACACCATTTATAGATGCTTTTTTGATAGGTCTGCCAAAAGCTGTGCTTACTGGTAGAGAAGCATTTAATACTTTGACAAATTGTTCGTACCAGTTAGGGTTTGTACCATCATTCCATATAATACTTTGATTTGATAAGTTATTACCGTTACTGTCAACAACATCTTCTGTAGTGCTAATACTTTCTATTTTTAACAAGCCGTTTGCTGCTTGATTTCTTTTAGCATTGTAGCTAATTAATCTTGCCAAGCGGAGAATACTTTCTCTACGTTCAGCAACTTCAATAAAATTTTCACGTGCATTTAAGTCAGTACGGAATGCAAGGTTTTGACCAAGGAAAGCAATTAAGTCAATCAGTGCAAGGTATTCACTGCTTTCAATATAGTCGTTGAAATCTTCTGGATAATTTTGACGAATGTAGCTTATCATTGTTCTACGTAAATTATCAAAGTCATAACTTTGAAAATCAGCGTATTTGAAACTCTGATATATTGTTTTCCAATCTTCTGCTAAGAGAAGTCTATTTTGACGTTCTGTACTTGACATATTGCACTGTCCTCACTTTGTAATATTTATGTGATTTAATAAAGTGCGTACTTAAATTAGTCCCGCACTTTGATCAAATTTAAGCCTCATAGTTTCACTAATACTGTAAGGCAAATATGTTAAAGAACAGTCAATTTGTATACCGCTTTCATAGGTATCAACAGTAATACTATCTACACTAACTCTTGGATCATAGTTGATAATTTCTGTAACATTTTGTATAATAGCATCTCTAAGGCCATCAGTTAAAGGTTCAAATAATATATCCCATATAATTGTGCCAAATGTAGGGTTCTCGAGTTTTTCACCTTGGCGTATATGAAAATGATTAACAATGTCTTGTTTTATCAAACCAATATCGTATAAATTAAAGCTACCTGGGGAATTGTTAACTGTGCTTATACCTTTGTATTTTTTGCTTGTCACAGGTGTTTCGTCGTCGTTTGCCGCTCTTACTGTAATACTTTTGTATAAAGGTTTGTCATTTGTAGCCATAACGTATTTACCTACAGTCCTGACATGGTATAACGACTTTTGCTACTGTTATAAAACAGCAAAAATCTATCTGCCAATGATTTTATAAGTTTTGCATCTTTAGCACGTATTTCTAAAACAAAAGATTTTGTTTCAGGTGTAACTAATTGCTTAAATTCAATGTATTCTCTATATGATTGCTTTGCTAATAATTGTGCATCGCCACCATAACTTGCAAATTTGCTGTTTAATATACGTTCATAAGTTTGGAAACTTTGTAATTGTATATCATTTAAGTTATCTACAAATGTGTTTGTTGTTGGAACTATAGCACCATTTTGTATAATTTGTGTTTTTTGAATATCTGACTTAGCCCTTTCAGGATTTCTTATCATTTGAAAATCACCGTCGTCATTTCTCTGTATATTTTTTTCCATTTCTTTGGCTGCTTTTGTTGCAGCACTTGCAATGTTTGCAAAACTAGGATTTTTTGTTTCTGGAAATGTTTTTTTATCAACGGCTTTCGCTGTAGATGCAATTTGTCTAAGTTGTGCAGCAGGATTATCTGCCATGGTTAAAGAAGCAACAACAGTTCCTGCTATAGCAGGAGATATTTTTGGCAATCCTATATTTGTTTTATTCAATAATGCTGCTCCACCAGCAGCTATTGCGCCATTTATACCTGCTTGAACACCTTGCGGAAGTTCATTAAATCCTTTACTAATATTGCCAGCAAAATCACCAATTGCATTTGTCATACTACTAAGTGCAGGTCCTACTCCAGGTATGCTTTGTATTGCATTTCCTAAGCCTGTCATAATTCCATTTGCTGCATCACCAAGTGCGTTGGCTAATCCGCCTAATGCTTTACCTAGTCCTTCACTTAGTCCATTAAACAAACCTCCTAAAGTGCTACTAAGTGCAGTTGAGCTTAGTAGTTGTTGTAGAGCACCTCCTAATATACCGCCAATTCCTTGAGCAAGACTACTTAAACTACCTTGTAGTCCTTGTAAAAAGCTATCAACTGTGATTTCAACATCTGCTTGTGTAGGATCTTGTATGCTTGTTCTTGCAGTAGCAGGAGAATCTGTAGGTATTGTTCCTGATCGTGTAACGCCTGCTCTTGCTGCTGCTCCTGCGCCGCCACTTGCACCGCTTGGGCTGCTGCCTCCTAATGCTGGTACACCAGCAACAGTTGGTAAATTTATACCAACTTGTCCTGCTGCAAAATTTAATTGATCAGCAATACCACTTTGTGCTATTGCAGCGTTCAATGCACTGTTGAGTCCGCCTTCGATTGCACCTTTAAGGCCGCCATTTAGGGCACCTTGCAATCCTCCTATAATTAAATTATCTTTGATTGGCAAAGAAACGCTTATATCGTTTATTGCCGAAGAGATGTTTGCTACTGTTGCGCCACTAATAAATTTATTTGGAGCACCTGCTTGTCCTATACTACCATTAACTATTGAGAATGTGCGATTAATATTTTGAGCATATGTAGGAACATCTCCTTCTATTACTCTTTTTGCAGCATAAAGATTTCTACTTTGTGTATATTGTTGTGTAGTTGTATTATCCGATACTACTGCCCAAGTATCTGCCATAATTTACTCCTTGCCCAAGTCATTCATTACTGTTCTATCAGTTTGCACAGTCCTATCTTCAGGATGTATATCTTGACTCTCAGTAGTATTTAACGAATCTGTCTTTTCAGGTTCTACTTCAGGAGGATTCCAATTTTCATGTCCGTTCCACGGTTCATGCTGCGGCACACGCTGTGGGAAAAATGCTTTTTCGGCTTCTGTTGCTGCATTACCGCCGTTGAGCTGCACATCAGGTCCACCGTCAATCCACACCGTTCCGCCTGCTGTAACAATAGTATCTTCACCGCTAAGTGTTTGTATGCTGTTACCTGCATGTATTTTACCGTCTACACCAACTTTTATTTCTAAATTTTGTCCTGCAGATTGTCTAATGGTTTCATTTACAATCATATTGATGTTTCTGCCAGCTTCAAAATTAATATCTCTATCTGCTGTAAAATTCATATCAACTTCTGTATGGAAACTTATGCTGTCTTGTGCATATACATCAAGTTTACCATTGCTAGACATTTCTATCCAACATGTGCCTTTGCTATTGTTGATATAAATCAAGTCTTCACTGGTGTGCATTAGTATTTGTGCGCCAGTTCTAGTTCGTAAACGTATTAATTCGTTGTGTGGTCTTGTTACATCTCCGCCTTTGCCGCTTGCTTCTTTGTTAATATACTCATAAGGAGTATCTGTAGGAGATCCTTTGCGTATTAACTTGTCATCGCCGTCATCAATAACAAAACTGCTGCTGCCCAATCTGCTTGTATGCACAGTAGCCTGGCTTTCTTTCAAACCAATTTTACCTTGTGGTGATCCACCACGTTTATCTACAGGACCTGGTGAACTTATACCTATTACAGCACTAGGAAATTCACGTTGAGCACTACTTGAAGTTATTCCACGTATGTCATCTTCTACTAATCCTTGTTCTAATAGTTGATTTACAAAATCATCGTTGATAGGACGTTTGTATTTGATAACATTATTAGTTTGTGGCTTTGTAATTGCTTTATTATATTCGCCAGCAGGTAATCTTTTGCCTTTCAATTCACTTGGTACAACTCCAGTTAACTGTTCTGTGGCAGGTTGCCCTCCAGGCACCATAAATGTCATACCTTTTTCAGGTACACAAGCAAACCAATATCCAAATTCTCTAGTTCCTTCAACAAATGTTACAAGAACTAAACTACCAGGATCAGGAGGTATAGCCCAAAATCCATAACTTTTTTGTGTATCGCTGTATTTGTCATTTTTGCCTATATTGGCGCTTTGTGTAATACCATAAAACGGACTTGCATAATATACAATAGCAGTTTGTCCCAATGTTTCACCTATATTACCTGCTTCTGTAGTTTTAAGTAACTCAACTTCTAATCCGCCGAGATAATATGGATCAGCATGTTTTATAACACGAGCAAGATATGGCCCAGGATTACGTTCAGGTGCACCTGGATCGGCTGTACGTTTGTGTTCTGTTTTACCTGTTGTATCTACCATTATTTTTATCCATATGGGCTGTAAACTGTTTGCTCAGGTGTAGCATCTTTTACTTTAACTGCTTTATCCTGTGCAGGAACTTGTTTTATATCTCTTTCTTGGTTTCGTCTACGCAACAATGTCAATCTTTGTGTAAATTGACCATTCTTAAAATTATTAACAAGACTTGTTACTCTATAAAGACCACTAAATGCATCAACTGGTACTGTATCTTCAGGAAAGTCCATTGTTCCAGTATCTTCATTATAATCAACCGGCGTTCTAAAGTTTACAATAATATCAGTTTCGCCTCTTTGATATTCTATATCTCCATTTTCTGTTTCGTTTTGATCAATATCTTTGGCTGTGTAGTTGCCCATGCCACTGTCAAATACATAATACGGATCACCAAGTATTTCTAACTCTAAACTTACTAAATCTACATCACTATTAATAATTATGTCATGGAACATACGTGCTGTTCTAATTTTAGCATTATCAATACCAGCACCTCCGCCACCTTGAGTGCTTTGTCTTAATTGATCAACCATTAATATTTGTCCAGATGAACTAATTGCACTTGATGGTTCATTTAGAGTCAGCTGACCGTCTTTATCTTGTACAACTTTCATTTGACTGCCACCTGTTTTGAAACTTGTGTTGTTTTGTCCATCGTCAGCCATAGTTGCTGTAAAGAAAGCAGCATTAATATTGATATCAAAACTCAAAATGTCCTTGCTTTCTCCTGTGTAAATGTAATTGTATTCTTTAACAGCTTTATTTTCAAGTTGTGAATAATTCAAACCAGGATCAGTTGGCTTTTGAAAATGACTGCTGTGTACTTTATAAGGTACAATTTTGTAATGATAAGTTTGTGCTGGGTTACCGTTCAACTGTTCTGTTTGTGCGCCAGGTTTAATGTAAACTTCGCTAACAATCTTAAACCATTCAACCATTCCGTTTTCGTCTGGTGCTCTTTCTTTTACATTTTTTGCCCAATCACTTGTAAGCATAACTTCTTCAATAACTCTAGTAACTTTTGATCCACTAGGAAAACTGAAAACACGTTCATTTGGACTAATGACATTTTTTCCGCGTGTCATTACTTTATTTTTACTATCGTACACCTGTCCTGTTTGTGCCATAGGTGCTTGACCCATATCTTGGAACGCATCTATTATATTTGCAGCGCCAAGTTGATTAACACTACTAGAATCTTGTGATAACTTTGAAAGTCCATCACCTATACTACTTTTTGTGAATACTTGTCCGGTAATCATACTTATAAATGCTTCAAAATCCTGTGGTGCTTGAGCACCTAAGAATCCAGTTATACCTTGAAATAATCCATTTATGTCACCTTCTTTGAAACTAGTAAGTAATCCTCCAATACTTGCGCTAAGTCCTCCAGCAAAACCACCTCCAAGTGCTCCACCAAGTGCTCCACCAAGAGCATTTTGTCCAATATCTTTATTTCCAGTTAGTGCACCACCTATTATACCGCCCACTGCACCTTTTACAATGTTTCCAAACAGTCCTCCTCCCTTCCTACGTGTGCTTTTACCAGGAACTGTTGCTCCTTGATCATTATTGCTAAGTTTTTGTGTAGGGGTAAGGCTTGTTGCAAATTCATTTGGAAAACTAATAACAATTTCATCTGCTGTGTTTAATTTATTTGCTTTCCTAAGTTCTTCAAAGCGTCCATTCATTATTGTTGTTAAACTTTGCTCTCCATTTTGCAAAATTTCAACAACACTCTTGCCTTTTAGTGCTAAATCTGTTTTTGATTGTTCAACATTATCTAAAAATGCTTGTTCGTTCCACGGAATACATTCAACCGAATACACACTTCCTTTTTCATTTACGGCAAACTCAACATTTGTAAATTTTAATGGGAACATTCGTTTGAGTGTGCGTCCATCTTCTACAACTAACAAATCTCCATCGTCATCATACCCAATAAATTCAACTGTAAGTAGGAATGGTGCTTGCAAATAGTTTGTATATCCAGCTGTGGTTGCTGCTATTTGTAAGGTTTGTAAAAACAAACCCATACTATATGGTTCTGTAACAGTAAATTCAATGTAAGTAGCGTTGGTTGTTCTAGTTTTACTATTAGGTACCATTAAGCCTTCTATTGATACATCGTCAATAAAGTACTCAAGTTTTTTACCTATAGCGTCTTCATATGCAGTTGTGACTTTATTTTCAGCTCCGCCGCCACTGCGTAAAATTTGCAGCAAAGGTTCTCCAACTCTATATGTTTCATCAGGCATGTTTACTTCGTCAACAGTCAATACCGATAAGGTAAAGATATTGTTGAAACTTGCAAATTGATGCAACATGTTAGGTTTAATAGTCATTAGATGCCTAAAGTTTTCTGTAATGCACTCTGTTTTGGCAAGAATATTTTTATTCCTGCTTTCATATCAAACACAGGGTCTTTCAAAACATCCATATTACGTTGTGCAAACACCCACCATAGCTTTGGAGTGCCATACAAGTCAAATGCTAGTAAGTCTGGACGAAAATTATACTGCGGTTCTATTTCATATAAGAAATCATCATCGTCAGCTGGTACTGGACGTATCTTTAATATATCTAATTCTCCACTTTCGGTAACTGTTGTAGTAGAGTATGGACTTGTTTTGACGTAGTTTGCCATTAAATAAATCCTTTATCAGTTAAATCGCCATTTACAAACTTATCAAGACTAAATTCAGATATTCTGCCTCTGCTGTATGTTGGGCGAACAGTAATTGCTATTGTACTAAGGGTAGGAACCATTTGATATTGAGGTGCGTAACTGCCAATATCCTGGTTTGCTTCTACAGGAACTCTGATATAATCAACATTGTTTGGCAAATCACTCACAAAACTTGTTACTACAACCGGTACGTTCTTGAGAACAAAGTCACCATAACCATTTAATTTACATAATGGAGGCGGTGCACCTTTATTACTGCTATCTCCATAGAACATTTTTGTTACGCTTCTAAAGAAATGTGTGGTTGCCAACCAATACCTTCCTTCTTCTTCACTTTGAACAGGAAATTCTCCTGTAATCGCAATCTCATTTACTGCACTATTAATGTATTGAGGATAAGTATAGTTAGTATGTGTTGGGGCAATGCTATCATATTGTGCAGTATATTGAACAGCAATAACAGGTACGATAGGAAAGACTACATTGTAACCAGTGTCAGCTAAAGGAGTTAGTAACGGACTAGATCTAAACGTGGCAAGATCGGGTACACTTAGTTTTACACGCCAATCATCACCTAAATCTGGGTTCAAAGGTGCCATTGATGCAATCTGCGCATTGCGTTTTATAGGCTCAGCACCAGCAGGTATGTTTTTAGAACGGTGTTTGCTCATCAATAATCTTGAATTAGAACCTGTGAGATCACTCATAGATTGCTTTGCATACTTGCCATTTGTATTAAACTGTGATTGTTCGCTACCAAGACTTGCAGGTTGTGTTTGAAAGGTATCCGCCATTGATTTCTCCTATACATTATTTAGTTGACAAAATTAAGTGCATAGTTTATTATTATACAAAAGGAGTCTAAATTGGCAAGAAAAGTAAATTATTTGAACAACAAAGATATGCTTGCTGAGATACACAAATCAAAAGCAACATTTTGTAGTTACATAGAACCAGAATATGCAGACTATGATATTATTTTACCACAAATTGAAAAAATTAATATACGAACAATAGCAGAAGCAAAAAGAAATAAAGCAAAAAAGCAAGGCACAAGAGCTTATGATGCTGCTAAAGCTGAAGGGAAAAAGGTCAAGTTAGCAGAATTTGAAGTAGATTATAAAACAATAAACAAAACTGACTTAATTTTTAGAGTTATGATGTTTGACCATATACCAGATGAGCCAGGACGTAAGAAAAATCCAAAAACTATAGCAGATCACAAAACAAAACTTAACTTTCCACCATTTCAGCACTATAAATTTGATGATGATGACAATTTAATCTGTGTAGGCAAGTCACATTGGACAGGTGGTATGGAGAATGGACATTTCAGCAAAGAACATGGAAAAGCAACAAACAAACTTGCCATGATGTGGCTCAAACTAGTAGACAGATATGCCACTAGAGGTAACGTGCGCGGTTATACCTACAAAGATGAGATGAAAGGTCAAGCAATATTACAACTAGCACAGATAGGACTACAATTTGATGAAAGTAAATCCAACAATCCTTTTGCTTATTATACCGCTGCTGTTACTAATAGCTTTGTGCGGGTCATTAATTTAGAAAAACGTAATCAAAACATACGTGATGACATACTTGAAATGAACGATTATAGTCCAAGTTACACAAGACTACATCAAGGCGAGTGGGAAGCAGCACTTAGAAGACAAGAAGAACAAAAATCAGGTTGATTTTGTTTGTTTTTCTTGTTATAGTATAGTTCAATACGGAGAAATCATTTGTTTAAGAAAGCAGCAGTGTTTACTGACATACATTTGGGTATGAAGGGTAACTCACGGGTTCATAATCAGGACTGCGAAGCATATATTGATTGGTATATCGAGCAAGCCAAGGCTAATAACTGTGAAACAGGACTCTTTTGTGGTGATTGGCACCACAACAGGAACAGTTTGAACCTCACAACTATGGATACAACCATCAGGTTGTTAGAAAAACTAGGCAATGCCTTTGAACAGTTCTATATGTTTGCAGGTAACCACGACTTATACTACAAAGACAAGCGAGATGTAAAGTCAACTGAGTTTGCAAAACACATCCCAGGTATTACAGTAGTAGATGAGATACAGGTTATCGAAGATGTAGCAC